ATTTGACACCACCAAGGTTCACGAAGCACTACTCAACAACCTCCAACAGGACGAAGACTGGATGGAAGTAGAAGATCCCCAGCCTGGGGACATAGTGTTGACAAGAACAAGTGGGTCAGGGAAGTTCTTCAACCACTTGGGCGTCTATATAGGCAAAGGAAAGTTCATCCACACCTATGCCAAAGCTGGCGGGGTGGTGATAGATAGGGTGAACAGTCCTTTCTGGAAAAATAGGATAAAAGGCTATTACCGATGCACGAGAAAGCTCTCACAGTAAGACAGCCCCTGGAGCCGAAAGTTGTCTGGAATCCGGGACTAAAGACAGGCAAGGTCCTTGTCACCTATCTCTACAACCCCTTCAACCCGAGGGACCGGAGGGATGAGATAGTAGACTGTGAACTCGGCAAGCCTGTGTCCCAGTACACCAGAGAAGTTCACCCTCTTGTGCGAAGGGGCATACATATAGTCTACTCGTTGAGCGGGAAGAAGCTGACTGATTGGGAAGTAGAGCACATCTGCCCGAGGCCCGGTGACCATATAGTGGTGGCCTGTGTTCCCCATGGAGGCGGTAAGGGCATTCTTAGAGTAGTTGCTATGATTATCATAGCAGTGGTTGCCTGGTGGGTGGCCCCGATGGTCGTGGGGGCTGAAGCAGGAACCATGGGTGCTGTGATGGCCGCAGGGGGCGCGAAGGCTGCAGTTGCCATGGCTGCGATGATGGCGATACAGGCCACGGGCGCGATGCTGCTGAACGCAGTTCTTCCTCCCCCCACCCCGACACTGCCAAAGCTGTCTGCCCTGAATTACACTTCCCCAACCGTTGTGCCCCAGAGCACATCAGGGTGAGGCCCGGACATGGGACAGACCACCACCTATGGGTGGGGAGCGATGGAGAACCTAAAGTCCCAGGGCATCCCCATCCCCCGGCTGTACGGGAAGAGGAAGGTGGCCGGAAACATAATTGCTCGGCATATAGACATAGTTGGGAATGACCAGTACTTGAACTTGTTGATGGGATTGGCCGAAGGCCCAGTGAACAACATCACTAACATAGAGATCAATGGTCAGCCGATAGACAACTACTCTGATATTTGGTATGACACGAGGGTCGGGACCCTTAACCAGACCCCGATAGAGTACTTCGGGGACACTTTCAACACCACTTCCTACAACATACAACTGACCACCAGTTGGCTCGTCAAGCAGACCTCCGGCTCGGCGGTAGAAGGCTTAAGAGTAGAGGTGAACTTTCCTGCTGGCTTGTATGCAATAAATGATGATGGGGATGTGATCAGTGCCTCGGTGACCATAAGCATACAATACAAGAAGGCAGAAGACAGCACATGGATAGATGATGGGAACAAGACCATAACCTCCTCATCCAGGGGCCAAGTCCGGAAGGCCTATGACATCCGGAACCTCTCCCCCGGCCGGTACGATGTGCGGATCAGGAGAACATCCGGCCCGCAGGGAATAAAAGTGGCAGACACCGTTTACCTGGCAGGAATAGGGGAGATTGTTACTGATGACTTCTCCTATCCGACACTTGCCCTGCTGGGGGTAAGGATAAAAGCCACTGCGCAGCTCAGCAATACACAGCCCGCAATTACTTGTGACATAGAGAGACCCTACACTGCGGTATGGGATGGTTCCCAGTGGGTGGCCAAGCCTACCAGCAACCCTGCTTGGGCAGCGTATGACATACTTGTACGACCCATCTATGAGTGTGATGCTAATGGAAGTAATCTCGATGTGAAAGAAGTCGAGGGAGCAGATCCTTCAAGGGTAATATACGCAGACTTCGAGGATTGGGCAGACTATTGTGAGTCCAAAGGCCTGGAGTTCAACATGGTGTACGACTCCCAAATGAACCTTTGGGATGCTTTGGCTGAAGTCTCCCAAGTGGGCAGGGGAACAGTAATAATGAGGGGGACGAAGTTCTCCTGTATCCTTGACAGGCCGAGCGAGGTCAGCCAGCTCTTCAGCGACGCCAACATGGTGGCTGACTCCTTCAAGATAGACTACTTAAAGCAGGAGGATCGGGCGAATGTAATAGAAGTATCCTACTTCGACAAGGACAGGGACTACCAGAGAGAGTCCTTTCTGGTCTTTGGAAATGGTTACACAGAGGACGGAGAAGTCAGAAAGACCCAGATGACTCTTCATGGCTGTACGGACTACGAGCAGGCATGGAAGGAGGCAGACTACAGGCTCAAGTGTAACCAGTACTTGCTAAAGACTGTTTCCTTTGGGGCAGACATTGATGCTATAGCTTGCCAGGTTGGCGATGTAATAGCAGTCCAGAGCTATGTTCCTGTGTGGGGATATGGTGGAAGAGTAGTGGATGCGACTGCTAATGCAGTGGTGCTTGACCAAGAAGTCACCATGTCCGGTTCTTCTACCTATGTGATCTCTGTCAGGCATCAGGATGATACAATTGAAACAAGGATAGTCAAAAGGGCGGTGTCCCTGACTACCGAAAGCGGAGAACTGCTTATTACAGAGGACGGGGAAAACCTCTTCTGGGATTATGATACGACTTCTCCCCTGACCTCTGATATCCTAATTCTTGAGAGTGATTGGCACCAAATCCCCCAAAGGTTTGATGTCTTCTCCTTCGGGGTCCGGGACTCCCAGTACAAGAAGTTCAAAGTCACAAATATCACCAGAGACCAGGATCTCCGCCGGACCATCACCGCAGTGGAGTACAACGAAAGTCTCTATGTAGAAGGAACCCCAGTGACCCTGAGCGAAACAGCCCTCAGTCCCTACCCGGTAGCAATAAGACTGGAGGCGACGGAAAGCTTGGTGGCTGGGCCTGGAGGAACTTGGCAGTCATCCGTCCACGTGACCTGGCAGAAGGACCCCAACTCAATGGATGGAAGTTGGAGGGTCTACAGGAAAGACCTCTCAGTAGATGGGGCGAGCTGGGAGTTCTTAGGGGCCACTGATGATCCGGGGTTCACAAGCACTCAAGAGTGGCAGAGGCTGCACGAGTACAGGATAGCAGTGGTCGGTGTGTCCGACCTGACAGGGAAGTATCCTTCTCCGGACAATGTGAACTATGTGAACATAACTACTTTGTGGAAGCAGGCTGCGCCGGGTGATGTTGAGAACTTCCGTGTTTCCCAGGAGGGTTTAAAACTCATATTCACTTGGGACCATATAACTGATGTGGACAGGAATGGGTATGAAATCCGGGAGGGACCTTCTTGGGAGGGCGGCACTCCAATAGTGAAAGAAGTCTCTGCCAACGCATATGTCCACTATGCCACGTATGACGGGACCTACACCTATTGGATAAAGGCAATTGACACGAGTGGAAACTACTCCGTCAATGCTACTTCTGTGACTGTTAACGTGAGTGGGATAGAGAATGCTATCAACATCGTCTACTCCAAGGAAGAAATAGCAGATTTCAAGGCCGGGATAGCCTCAAGCAGCCACGTCACAGACAACTTGATATTCATCCATTCTGGGAACACGGTGGGGCTCCATGTCCCCCATGCCTTGGTAGATGTGGGAAGTGGTGTGAGTACATGGACAGATTCAGGAACTTCTTTGACTGAGTATTCTGGAACTACCAAGTTGACTGGTTACTATATAAGTCCCATAAGAGACATAGGGGCAAATGTCCAATCTACTCTCAGGCTCCTCAAGGAATATGACAGTGAAATAAAAAGAGTGACAGACTTGACATACCCTTCCCGGACAGACTTGACGTACCCTAATGACACCGACATAACAGTGACTTCTGCAGCAGAAATTTATACCTTGTACAGGTTCTCGGACACCTCCCCGTTGACTTCTTTGAGTTGGAGTACATACACTACTCCTGTTGCAGGGACCTTCAGGTATTTCCAAAGGAAAGATTCATTTGCCCTGGACAGTGTCTATACAACACTCAGCTATACCAGTCTGCAGAGCTATGTAGATGTCCCAGACAAGCTGTACACCTTCGAAAACCAAAGCATAGGGGCCTCAGGGACTACTTTCAGTCTGTCTTCGGACTTCGGGCTCACATTCTTGATGGGGTATGTAGTGGCTTGTTCTGTACTGACCGATTCCTACTATTACAGCATAAAGAACAAGAGCCTGGACGAGTTCTACGTGACCCTGTTTGACAGTAGTGGCACCAGCCAGGCCGGTGCCGTAGACATACTGATAAAAGGCTTTTAAAAGAAGGAGGTAAACCAATGGGCCAAACTTATAACAAAGACAAGCCGGAAAGTGGTGTGACTACTTTCGGGGAATTGTACCAAATACTACGGAACCACTTCGATGCGTGCGCTACGTTGTTCGTGGGATCTTCTTCTCCCTCCAATCCAGAGGAAGGAAGACCCTGGTATGATTCTTCAAACAAAGTGTTAAAGATCTATGACGGGACCCAATGGCGAACTGTGGATTACAACACCACTACTTACACAGAAATAGTAAATTCCAGAGGTTCTCACTCAAGCCTCGCGAACAGGCTCGATGTGAGCCTCAACCCTGACGGGACGTTGGCTGGGTCTACTCCTGCGGGGGCCTGGTGGACTTCTGCTACTTCTCCGTGGGCATACCACAGCCCTGTTCAGTTTAAAGAGACCGGGGACAAGACGGCAGTCTACACTGTGGGCAGAGCGTTGAAGTTCAGTGGGGTGTCTGGGGCTCCCCAGTACAGCTATGTGACGAGCGCGGTCTACTCCGGCGGAACTACTATTGTAACAATAAAAGATGCCGTGCTGGACAGCAGCATGACGACTCCCCAATTTGGGCAGATAGTGAACAATGTCCACAACTCCTTACCGTGGACAAGGCTGTTGTATAGCAATTCTGCTACTTCCAAGGACTATGCCTCCCAGTATCAAGCGTTGCTCGCTGATGGGAGTGGTGGTGTGTCGGTCTACACAGTAGAAAGAAGTGTAGACCTTTTGAAGAACAGAAAGAAGTTTGGAATAATATAAAAAGAGGAGGTTAAATCATGGGATTCGATTATGCACCTTTGGCACAAGGAGCTGTAGGGACTTCAGGGGGAACTTCTACCATCTACACAAATCCCTCTGGGACTACTTCGTATGTGAGGCAGATATGGCTGCATGTCACTGCGGATGGGCTTGCCAACTTCTCGGAGACTTCTACCAGGATGATGCTGGTGCCTAACAATGGGGGAGTTGTTGGAGTTGCAAGGACCACAGAGGCTTTCTTCAGTAGGTCCTTGGCTACTAATGAGACCTACTTGTTGGACTGTGGGGTGCCTGGGATAGTCCTGGGAGACACGAATGACACCCTCCAGATGTGGCATCCGAGCCAAACAACCATCAACTACATAGTCACTGGTGGGAAGGAGACATAGTGATGTTTGATAAGCACCGAAGGCACACAGGCAGGATCATCAAGCCCAGCAACAAGGACATAGTAGAGTTCGGGAACAGGTCCTTCGTGAAGGAGCTGGGAGAAGATACTGTCCGTGGGCTTGGGACTGAGCAGATGCCAGGGTTTCTGCTGAGCAAGAGCGCTGTGATTGAAGTTAGTAGTGCTTGGGCAGATTGGGATGAACAGTTGGAAAGTACTTTTCCTGTAGATGCAGACCGTGATGGAAACGAAGATACTTTCATCTGTTTCTTCGAGAACACAAGTGCGGGAGGCGAT